TTCGTTTCTAACAAACGCAAACCAACTCTGCTCTTTCTTCTCAAAGTAATCTGCATTTATAAACCCTGAATCTTGTATGTCTGTTTTAATAGTAGCTGCCCAACTATCGTCTCCCTCTAAATTAAGCGTTTTAAAAAGTTTATTCTCTAGTGGAGATGTGTTGAATACACTTTCCATTTTAGATGGCTTAAAAGCCTCGTCAGGAGTTCCTACCTGAGTCCAAAAGTCAGTATAAAACGTATTTCTACTCTCGTTCACATTATGGCGGTAAAGGTTACCCCCTTTGAAAGTATAAAAATAGTTATTCATTCCTATCATCCAATCAGGATAATAGCTATAAAAGGATGGGAATCCCTGTACTCCTTCGTCATATGTTAATGTGTAGTTAGGCATATCTTAGCAGTTTGCTCTTTGTATTATTATTCCGTTTGCATCGACCTCAATAAACTCTAATGCATTTATTTTATAAAACCCTTGTGGCAATACATTACTTCCATATGCATCTGAGAATACCCAATCATTTACAGCAGGGTTTCCTGCTGTTCCCGATACCGGTGCATTATATATTGGTGTATTTATTACAACAAATCCGCACGCTTGTGCTTGTGTATTGCCACTAACTGATGATAAAAATGATGTTAGCAATACAGGACATTGTACCTCTACTGTAAACGCAGTTCCCGGACAAGTACCTACCATATCAATATTTATATTGTTTGGAGATGCAGCAACTTTTGGTATAACCATAATGCAATCACCGGGTGCTGAACCTGAAGTTAAACTTATCTCGCCTGCCTGAGGTGTTACACTTGTTGTTGTTCCTGTATCTTGATACCCCACTCCATCTTTATATTTATATTTAGTAAGACCGCTATAAGTAGTTCCTGCTGTAGGTAAACAAAAATCAGGTGGCTGAGGAACATCGTTACCTAAATAAGTATATCCGCCTGACACAGTACTACCGTGATATCCATCAACAGGAGAACTTAATTTATTATACAACACACCATTATATGTAGCTCTTATACCATCAGGTATACTAACAGGTGTAAACTTGACAATAACAGCACCTAAAGTAGCTCCTAAGTCAACGTTTAACTCATAGACGCCTTCAGCTAAACCACTCGTAGATATAGGACTACCACAAGGAGTTAAACACTCCGGGCAGCTTTGTATAGGTCCTAGTATTCCACTAACCTGCTCTCTGCTTATACCACTCCCATCAGCATAGAATCCATCTGCACTAACAATGGTTAATGCAGCATCGTCAAATACTGTTGTTGAGTTAGATAGTGTCGTTCCGTTTAAGTAATGTGTAGTTAAAGGCATAATTTATTTTTTTTAACAAGTGCAACAAGCATCTTCTATTGTTGCTCCAAAACATAATTCATCTTCAGTTGATAATCTGTAATCCCAAATCAAGTATAAATAAGCTCCCGTATTCGGCATTGTAAATGTAGCAGAGTATTTATCAGGTGCATCCGTACTGTCTATTGGGTTAGGTACGTTTGCTAATGAAAGAAGTGTTTTTATATCTGCAACATTATTATAGTACCTTGTATTGCTTCTTAAATATCTAAAATTATTAGGTGTCGGAGGAAGAGGTAAAAGTACACCTTCGCTAAATACAAAGTCATCAAAGTTAATCTTATTACATATCATACTAACAGTAGCTGAATCAGCAGGAATAACGCCTGCTCCTTGAAGCCCTGTTATTTGGTCATAATCAGATATTACAAACTCAGTTGTATTGTCATTGTCGAAATTAACTAACCTTGAATGTAATGGTGATACAAATGCACCGTCAGTCCAACTATATTCGCTGTGTATGTATTGACCATTGATTGCATCGCTTGTAATAGATATAGGTATAATAGTAATAGTCTCTGCTTCAGGACACCCAACATTAATACCTCGTATGTAACTTTTATTTGGTGAAGAATTTTCAACTACCAAAGTAACTTTTTGGTCAGCAACAGAACTCTTCTGAATAATTATTGTATCACTAACAGGAGTGGATGCACTAAAATATGTATTAGTAACCCCTGCATATGTATAGTCTATTCTAAATGATTGATTGCCCGAAACTGATGAGTCTATATCTATATCTATGGTTACATCTCCAACTAAGTCTCCAACATCAACGCAGTAATCATATGACTTAGCTACATCTACGACTATATTTCCTACTATTACACCACAGTCTATGCAGTCTATATCAACAGGTTTTACAATGTCATTAGAGCTAAGAACATACTCATCCATATACGGGTCAAACCCACCTAGCTTTTGAGTCTCAAACGACTCTATAAATAAGTCTCTAAACCAACTACGCATACCTTGTTCAGATATTACCGTTAGTTTTTCATTCTGAGCTGCACTACCCTTAAGCTGTATTACAGCACCACGCTTAGCATCTGTAAAGTATTTATCTGCACCCCATTGTACAAAACTCTCAGGGTTATTAGATATACCATACTCCTCTGTACGAGCCACTTGCTTACCTAATATCTCAGGTACTGTAACCAATGCACTACCACCCGTAGCACCTGTTATCATTTCTTTACCTTGAAGAACGTATGATATCCTATCTTCTTGCAATGTAAGTATGTCAGTCTCTCTACCAAATAGTTTTTGAATAGGACCAAATGTACGTTCAAGTGGTTTAAAGTTTAGCAACCCTAAATTAAACTCGTTAAGTTTATTTATGTTATTTTCTTCGTTATATACGCCACTATATGTCAAGTCAGCAAAACGATGTGCTTCCTTATATTCTTGTTCATCTGTGGTATAGACTCTATTACCAAGGTTAAATGTCTTACCCACAATTGAGTCTCTTATCTTATAACTTTCAGCTCCGTTACCAAAAGAAAAACAATTATAGAAATCTGTATTAACTATTGCAGGGTCTGTATCTGTTTGGTCTTGAATGTTTCCTTTATGACTACCCGGATATTCATCAAGAGTAATAGGGTCTACATATGTATATACTTCGTATGTGTCAGCAGATTCAAACCATACATCAGGCAAAGAATCTTGAGGCTCTGTTTCAAATATTATATCTCCTCCTGACCTTATAACTTTAAAGTGTGCAGATATTTCGTTCTGTAATTGATTGCCATCTGTATTAGGAAAAGGACCACAATTAGGAGGACCTGTCATCCATAACTTTCCGCCTTGGTCTGCTCCGTTTCCATCAACCCACCAAAATGAATATATGTCTCCTCCAATTTCATCTTGTTTTCCATTTTTAAATTGAAAAAATGGGTCATTAAATGGAGACTTTCCTACCATAAAATTACATCTTTGTGATGCAGGGTCACTAAAATTAGCGTTTAAATTTAATACTTGCTCAAAATTTTCTCCAACAAAAAAATCATACATATCAGCATAATCCCTAGAAGCAATCATAGTAAAATCAAAACCCATTGCTTTTGGGTCACATCCTCCATATGAACTTCTATTGAAATTTAAAGATATTATAACTCTAGTTCCTGACGGAACATCATAATCCACAGCAGGGTTTTCTATACTAAAAGGATATCCCGGATTAGGTAGCCCTGAACCATCTTTACCAACAGTAAGTAAATTATAAAAACCGGGAGTAGTAGTACTTAAAGATGTTAGTTCCTGTACTAAAGTTTGATTCGATGTAGGTATTGTACCAACAGTATGTCTCCCATAGTCAATTACTGCATTTTCTACTTGAGTTATATTTATAGAGTTTGTTTCTATTTTCATATAAGTTCCTGCAAGGCTATCTAATTCTAAATCTCCACTAGCATAAACTTCTTTATCAAGAACAGTAACATATACACAATCATCTGTTGCTCCTTCAGAATCTTTTTTTACCATAAGCCTATCACCCTTTTCTATTTTTTGAGAGTTTTCTCCCTCTAAAAGAAAATATGCATAATTTGCATCAGAAGTTCTTACATATATGTTGCTATATATTACATCATAATTTTCTTCATCAGGCTTTATAACAAACTTATAATGCGTAGCCCATTCAGGTGCAATTTGTCTTGTTGGTATATTAACTTGTATGTTGTTTTTATTTGAAGATGCACTACAAGGAACGTGAAGTGAATTGTTGTTACTTACAAGAGCTGTACTTGAACGACCATAATCATCCATATAAACCATACCTACCTCATATCCTCTATTACTATGAAGGCTTCCATTTGCACTTGAAGACTGAAGTGTGCAAGAAGCAAATGTTACATTATAAAACTCATACACATCTTCTGTTATATTTGCTCCATCTGTAACGTCATTTACAAACCTCATATAAGGTAAATAAATTCTTATTGTGTCTCCTAAAGGTCCTGAAGGAGTAGAACCAATAAAAATTGGCTCATTGTTATTATACGCAGTAGCTCCTACTAAATCTGAACCAAGACTAGCACTAGCATATTTTTCTACACTATTGCTTGTTGCGGAACTTGCAGGAAGATTATTTGGTATAGAACAATTAATAGTATCAGTAAATGTTAACCCATCGCAAGAAGTATCTTCCGGTGAAGGAGCATAAACGGGTAAAATGTTTCTTGGAGAAAGACTCCCAATAGAGTTAATAAATTCTGTGCTTGTAGCTAAATCATAAACACTAGTATAATCTCTAATTAAATTAAATGAAAAAGATACGTTAACATTAGTTGTTTGAGAATCAGGAGTTATTGGACCTGCAAACGCTTGATGAGAAAAAGATATATTAAATGTTAACACAGCTCCTTTTTTTAACTCAAACTTAACTGTAGTTAAATTAAATAAAGCCTGACCATCAGTTGTAACCGAAATACCTCTACTAAGTATTTCATAATCAACTGAATCTACGGTAGCTTCTATCGTGTTAGATAAAACATCCTCGCTAATTAAATCAACTGTATATTCTATTTGTGTTTTAATACCATTTCTTTCTAAGTTATATCCATCTATATAATTACCATATATAAGCCTATTACCCATTATTGTTTGTGCTAAAGAAAAACGTGGTACGTTATCATATAATCTTAATATCTCAGAATCAGGTAGTATAGTAAATATATTGCTATTGTTAAATAAATATGTTTCAGTTGAATTATCTGAAAAACCTCTATCCTTTTTATTAAATTTATCAATAATTTTTATTGTACTATTTTGAGCTTCTTTAAATAATAAATCAACACTTTCTACTAACGCTCCTCCCGTGTTATAAGATACGTTTGCTGCATTATAAAAATTTTCCATTCCTTCATTAAGGAAACTCGATGCACTAAAGTTAAATTTTTTAGGAACAAATGCAGGGTCTGAAAATGGAGATGTTGCAGAATATTCTCCATCTGCATATTTATACCTGTACGCAAAACATATGTATCTATCTTCTAAATAATTATCTTGAGAGTTCCCAACGGTCAATAAATTAACAGTAGGTGCATATAATGGTGGTCTTTTTATAACCAATAACCTTTCAGATAATAGTGAAGGATTGTTTCCGTAATCTACTATTCTAGGTGCAGATAATACAGGATTGTCATATCCACTTTTTATATTAATAAATCTTGGTGGATTTATATTGTCTGTAAAAAACAATAAATCTTCTACTAAATCTACACCTGTAATTAAATATTTTGAGTCAAAGTTTAATGTTGTGTTTACATCATCGCCATCGTTTACACTAATAACGTGATAATCAATTATATTATCGGTAGCGTTATATGATACTATCAGGTCTATCTTTCCTGTTGGAAATAATGACGTAGGTAATCCTGCACCATCTCTAGCAAAATATGGGTCGTGAACAAACCAATATATAGTCTCGTTAGCCCCATCTTCATATGCACCAATACATTTAGCTTGAGTGCTTAATTTTTCATTGTTGTATTGTAGTTCGGTTAAACCTAAGTTACCTTTAGTGTTTTCTATTACACCAATCTCAGAGCTTTCAGTAGACCCCATACGAACATTGATTGCATCTATGTATTCGCCATCAGGGATAAGTCGTTCATCAACCGACTTATTCATTCTACCTTTTATGAAGTTTCTTGTAATATTCGCCATATTATTTTATCCACTTGTCTTGACCTCTTAGATTCATTAACAATCGACCCGGGTGAATGTTACTTATTCTTATCTTAGCGTTTCTCAATAAAGCAGTTTTTCTCTTTTGTGCTCTTCGTACAACGTACTCTTGCACATTAAGTTTACTATTTAATATTGCGTATTCGATATATGCATATACATAATCTTCAAATAATTTATTTACACTAATCTTAGAGTCATCTCCGCCTTCCATACCGTCAGATACATACTCAAGTATACAAAGCTCTCCACTCATACCTGAGCTAAAGTTTATAACACCTGCTGCCTTATCTATCTTAAATGTAGGATTTATATTTGCTGTTTCTGTATTCAAACCATATCGTGCACCGATAGCATAATCAAAATACCAATTCCCTTCGTAATAGTATCCTTCCATTCCATCAAATTGACTTCCCTGATTAAGGTATATACTTTTCTTTTGGTTTGTAATTCTATCTAAATCAATCTGAGAAAACTGTGGTGATAATGCATTACCATCAGAATCAAATAATATTCTATTATTATTGTCTTGTAAATATGCAAGCGAAGAGTTTATCTGAATATTCTCAGTTAGTGGTCTAAGTAAACCATCCTTGTATATATTCACTCTAACCCAATTAACGTAGTCTGAAGGCAATATGTATCGTAAAGAGTCATTCACATTCAACTCCAATACTTTAAGCTCTTTAAACGCATCGTAATTAAGTTCTTGTATTGCTCGCTTTGCGTGAAACAATACCTTAAATCTTTCCTCGTTATTTACAAGCGAGTGGTTTCCTGAATACATCAACATAAAGTTGTTGACTATATCATACAAGCTGACATATTGGTATGAACCCCAATTCGCATCTTCAGGAGCTGCTCCTCCATTTTCATAATATTGATACTGTGATATATATGCCATTATTGTTGATTATCTTTTTGTTCTTCTAAATTAGCAAACTGAACTACTTGAGCCTCTCTTATCTGTATACCTGAGTATTGAAGTATTTTAATTACTAAATTCACCTCATCATCAATTGGCAACTCAAAGTCTTGGTAATCTGATTGTGATTGGTCAAATACAGGCTGTCCTCCTGCAAGTGTACTATATGTCCACTTAGGGTCTTTAGGGTATCTAATATACTGACTAAATACCTGACCGGGTTTGTTTATTGTTTTTGGCAATACTGTTACCGAATCAGTATTTAAAGAATACGCAGGGAACATCTTGCTAGGTGCAGTAAGCAATGAGTTAGCTAACATACTAATCTTGCTATTTGTTACCTTTTCTACCTCATAGTTCTCAGGCTTGAATATTGAGTAATCAATACCTGAAGAAGGAGGAGGGAATATATTATCCTCTAGGTTTAATATGTCATTAGAAACATTTGTAATTATTGTTTGCTCTAACGATTCTAGGTTAACTAGAATATCACCAACAGCAACAACGCCTGCAAACCCACTATCTCTCATCGTAAATGGCTGTGGACTAATCCCACTAATACCACTCTTTACAAACGTAGTATATGCCAATACTTTATTTAATAAATAGTAATCATCTCCTGTAGTTAATTGAGACGGTGTGAAGTATCTATTAAATGCTTTTTGGTCAAAGTTTCTTATTGTTGAGAATGTATCTATAGACTCCTCAATACCTTTTGTCATATCAGCATACTCAGACCCTGATATCCTAGCGTTCTCTTTATTTATAGCCGTATTGTAATTACTAAAGTAATTCTCAAAGATTTCTAGCTGTGCTTGCTTAGCAAACAGATTAAAATCCTGTGGAGATATATATCCATAGTTGTTCTTGTTAAGAACAGAAAAGACTGTATTTCTTACTGAGTTTATCATAATAAACTTTTGTACAAAGATAGCAAAAAAAAAGAGTCCGATGAAAAATCGGACTCTTCTGATATATAGTATAATTTACTTAGTTATTAATTAAAACCAAAACCTGAAATAATTGCTCCTGAAGGTGCTTCAATATTAATAATATTTGTTGGTCCTATAATTACGCCATTGTCAAGACTAGCTAATGCATCATTAATAGATTGTATATACGATTCAGCATCTGCATCCGAGGTTAAGTTAGTATTTATATTAAGGTATCCTGAACTAACATCATCAGAATATATAAATCTAATCTCTCCGCCACCTGTGTTTGCTTGAAATACAAATAAATATTTAGATGCATTTAACAGAGAATATGTATCTCCTTGACCTTGTGTATATATCTCGTAAGCAGACGTACCACCCACATTATTTATTAAGTCACTACTTAGTATTAAGTCTGTATCGCTAACTATAGTAACTACAGTAGCAGATTGACCCTGTGCGAATACCACATCTCCTACACTAACCGTAGTCGTAAAACTAGCAGAACCATCATTTAATGTATTTACTCCTCCAAATCCTACTGCATTACCTGAAGCAGCTACTTTACTTTTATATATTTTTAAAAAACTCATAATCTTATTCTTTTATTAATTTACGGGGTTTACTGAAGTTATTGCAAGTGCTCCATTTGCTGTTGAAACTACAGGCAATTTTACCTCAACTGTATTGCTAGGCTTTAATGTTGACTTTAATGCTTCTTCTATATATGCATTTAAAAGCATTTCAAGTCCTGATTCTACGGGACTTGCTGTTAGAGCCAATAGAATATTATCTCCACCTGAATTTGGAGCATAAATAATATCTGCTCTAGTAGAGTAAGCTGTATTAATAGCTATCATTTTATCAATAATAACCATTCTTGGATTTACAAACTGAGTAGCACTATAAATCTTATAAGCACCAATTGTTCCTATGTTTCTAGAAAGAGTTAATACTGTATCGCTATCAATGCTAACTATTGTGCCTGATGATTGACCTCCTGTAGAGAATACAACATCGCCTACATTAACTGTAGAAGTGAATGTAGCACTTGCATCAGTTAGTGTTGTATTGTTAGTAGAACTTGTTCCACTAGCAATCTCTTTGTTACTATATATTTTTAAAAATTTCATCTTGGTACAAAGATAATCAAAAAAAAATACCCATATTTTGCAATATGGGTATCTTAAATTTATTCAAATACTGATTAGCCTTCTACAAGGTTCTCAAGCATTTTTAGTGAGTCAATTCCTTCATCACTCTGCAAGTATGATGTTGCTAAATACAATGGGTCTTCATTGAATGGCACAACAAGCATTCTTGTTTTATTAGATGGTGTACTAAACCATATCTCTTTTTTGTTTCTTCTAAAGGTTAACAACCCTTTATCAAAAAACAGTTGTACTGTACCTTGAACTTTAACTGTTGGGTCATTAATAGCATCTAAAAAGTCACTTGGATTGCTTTTAGCAAAAATTAATATATCTCTTTTTAATTCAGAAGTAGATATCTTAGAAGTATCTCTACCAAATAATACACGAGACAATGATTCAATCTGCTCAATAGACAATTTACTTGCTTCAATAAGTGCATTAACCTCTAAGTTCAACACTTCAACCTCTTCTTCTGCATCTTTAGCTTCATCAACCTCAATAAATCTGTTTCCATTCATAGGGTGATAATGTAAAAATTCTTGAAGTACAGGATTGTTTTTAGGAACGTAAAGCAGACCATCTTCAAAAACAATTGGCTCTAAAATAAGATTACCATCTTGCTCATCTTCAAATGGAGATTTTTGATTTTTAGCATATCTAAGTGGTCTGTTTTCATTTCTTTCTTCATCGAAATAAAGTAATGAGTAGCTCCTAGAACTTTTCGTTGGTATCATAAACGATAAGGGAGCTCTGTCTGATTTTAATCTGTAGGTTTTGTCTACAGCTATTTTTTTATTTTTCATTTAATTTAATTTACAATTTTTTAAAAAAAAGGGGTGATGTTTCACACCCCTTTATAATATTAGTTCCTCTTAATCTTTAAAGAGGAAGAAGTTGTTTGCACCCATAGTACATACAGCTCTCTCAGAAAGGAAGTTTACTTCCATTGCATCAAGGTCGCTAGTCATTGCACCACCTGCTGAACCTGTAATCCACGTTTTGTAACGTCTATCTTCAGTTTCTGAAGCTCGGTAACGGACGTGTAAGAAAGGTCGCTTAGCGTTCTTTCCAAGAACTTGGTCATAAACCGTAGTAGAACCCGCAGGTACTAACAATCCGTTTACTGAACCTGCTCCTGTAAGACCACCACGCATAGTTGGGTCGTTTAGGTATTTCCAATCAGTCTTGTAGAAATCGTAACCTCTACGGAATCCTGTGAATCCTAGGTTTAGAGCCATATCCTTATCGTTGTCAAATAGTCCGTAAGACGTACCACCTGCACCGTAAGAATTTTGAGCTGCTAACATATCATCAATATCAAAACCAAACTCTCTGTTCAAGAAAATAACATTCTCTTCAATAGAACCTTGCTTATCTAATCGTCTGATGATGTTGTCAAAATCAGCTAAAGTAGAAGGATTACCCCCTGCCCATACGTTTCCTCGGTTTTCTACTGAATAGAAAATACCTTCAGAACCGCTAGCTGCTGCTACGTTAGCTGCTGCTACGTTATCCATAGGAACTGCTTCAATCATTGCTGTTTCTAGGTAATCATCAAAACGTAAACGAGTTTCGTGCTCTGACTTCAAGTACCAAAGGTATCCTGTAGCACCATTTTCAGTAGTTACTTCTACCCATCCAATTTGAGCCATATCAGAACCTGATACTGCATACTTATCTTTAAGTATAATTGGCTTGTTATCAAAGATTAAGTCGCTAGCTTCTAAAGAACCATCCATTCCGGGAGTTCCTTTACTAAATTCAGAACCGTAAATAAATACTTCACAATCAGCATTTGCTAAACCTGTTCCTGTAAATGCTAAACCACCTGCTTCATATACTGCTACTGTAAATTGCTGATTTGCCGGGTCAGTTGCTGTAACAATTGCTTTGTTAGAAACTGTTGCAGTAGAAATCATTACTGTTTGACCTACTCTAATAGCCATTTGAGATGCAGAACCTGTTAAAGGTTGGTTAGTTGGAACTAAAGCATCATTTACTTGTAAAATAATACCATTGTCATCACCTGCCGTTGCTGCTGTACCTACACTAGTATATTTAATGTGTAGTCTTCCTTGCTCAGCCCATTTAATAAGGTCAGAGTTAGAAGGCATTTCTGCTCCTACCATTCTAAGGAATGAGGAGATTGTACGATTACCATATCTTTCAAATTCTTTCTCATAAGTATCAGGTAGATACTGATTCAAGAAATCAAAGTTGGTAATATAATTTGTTGGTAGGGTTACCTGAGATGCACTTGGCTGCAAATCGAACCCCGGAGTTGTTTGAACACTTCCTGCCATAATTTTTCTTTTTTAATTTTTAAACTTATTTTTTACTTCTAATTTTTAAACCTCTACCCGAGTCGTTGCCGAGAGATTTAATTTGCATCCCGCCTTTAGAAGTTACTTCAGGTGTTCTGCGTTCAGACATATTAATGTTTTTCGTCTTACGCATCACATCGTCAGTTGCCTCTGCTTTACCTTGTTCGTAAAAGAACTTGGCAAACTTTTCAGGATTCATTGCAATAGACAAAGCCTTGTGGTATCCTACTGCATCTTCGATAAGTCCATCTTCATTTAAGAACTTTCCTATAAAGTTCTGTGGGTCAGATTGAATTTTCTTTAGTTCAGTAGCATCACCCGGAGAATACGTTACCTTTTTATCGTCAAGCGTGAACTCAAAACCTTTGAACTCACTTCCGAATACGTTGTCAGTTTTTTTATTAAACCAATCACGCTTTCTTTGTATCGTCTCTTCGTAAGTCTTTGATGACTCTATATATTGTTTATATGCCTCAAGGTCTTTCGCATCACTTTCAGAAATAGAACTCCGGCTTGACTCAAGGGGAACTCTGTACTTTTCCTTCTGCTCATTGAAATACTTCTTGGCTTTAGCAATAGTCTTTTTTCTTGCTATTTTGATTTTCTTAATGTCAGCCTCATCATCTAACTCCTCATCGAAAGAATATTCATCCATTAACATATCAATGTCTTCGGAGTCTAATCCTTCCTCGGTTGCACTAAGATATTCTCGTAGCAATGTATCAGGGGTTAATTCATCAAAGTCTTTGCTTAACTTAACAAAGTCATCAATTCCTCTCCCTGTTTCTTTTTTGTACTTATAATAAGCTGCAACATCTTCAGGCATCTCTTCAGATTCCTTAGCTGCTGTAAGCTCATCAAGAGAATTAATTTCTCTTCCGTACTTATTCTTAATAAATGAAAGAACGCTTTCCTCATTTAGCTCTGAGGGTTGAGCTGTATCTTCTTGTGTTTCAACTTCTGTCTCTACACTTTCGGTTTCTTCTTGAGCAACAACCTCAGTCGTTTCTTCAGATTCAACCTCTTCATTTAACTTTTCTTCGTGCTTTTCGAGTAACTCCTGTTCAACTTGTTGTACAGACTTTTCCTCAACAACACCTACTTCTTTTACTTTAATTTCCATTTGATTTGATTTTATGCAAAATTAAACAAAAAATAATTATGTTTTTTGCAACTCTTCAATTCCCTTTGCTTTATCTTTACTAAAAGTTGCTTTACTTCCCAACTCTTCACAAAGTTTACTAGCAAGTTCATTTGCTTGTCGAGGTGTGTTACCTTTTTTTACATAAGAGTCATATGCATTCATACCCTCATCACACATCATTTTCTTTTTTTTAATTATAAGTTTATCTGATTGTCTCATATTTTATCTAGGTTCAAACTCAGCTAGGTCAAATCCATCTAGACTATCCTCGTTAGATTCAAAGGTCATAGGTGGTAAATTATTTTTTCTTTGATTTATTAGTTTTGATTGCTCAGAGTTTTGTTGGCTAATTCTATCTGACTTAGCTTTTTCTCTTTGGTCTTCTCTGCTTTGAAGCTGCTGTGATTCCATACCTCTTAGCTGCATATTAAGACTAAACTCTTTATCCATTAGCCTCTCTTTGAGCATTGCTTCGTTCTTCATCTTCTCTATTTCAAATGCAATTTCTGCTTGCTTAAGTTGCATTTTAGCCTGAGCTTCTGCTTGCATTTTTTGCATAGATGTTTGAGCAGCTAACTGTTGAGACTGCATTTGTTGCTGTGCTTGCATAGCTTGCTGCTGCATAGCCATCTTCTCTTCTCTTTCTTGCTTAGCTTTACGTTTAACTTTTAATAACTGATTAGCTAACTTAATATTTCTAATCTCACGAATATCAATTGCATCTTCAAGGTTTATATCTCCTTTAGATAACGCCATTTGAATATTCTGCTCAAGCATTGATTTCTGCTCTTCATCAGGAGAAACCTCAATGAATATCCCAAAGTCATATAAGTATAACTCATTTATGTCATCCAATATGGATACATTGTATTTGCCTATCTTATTAATAAACTCATCCTTAAAGTCAGCATATTCTAATACATCACTTACTCTGTAAGATAAACTTTCAGCTAGTGACCTGTACATATAGAGACTTCCATCTAGTATATGTCTAGTAGCTGTATTTGAATTAGCTGCTGCTAATTTCTGTAAACCAACTAAAGCATTCGGGTCAGGTGTGCTACCATCTCTAGCTTCATTAAGACCTGTTACATTTCTGATTTGGTTTAGATAATGATTGTAATTACCGATAAGCATCTGAGTTTTAGATGCACCTGAGTTAGATGTTAACTGCTGTATTGGTACTCTTGCGTTGTTAAATTCACCATCTCCTGTATAGCTTCTACCAATAACACTACCTGTTTGGAAGTATAGTCTTAATGCATCTTCAGGGTTGTATGCTGCTCCTGTACCTAGGTCTACTTCATTTAATCCATCGGCATCAATGAATACACCATCAGGTACAACTTTAGCAATAACTTGCTGTAGTTTTAAATGAGTAATCTGAATCAAATCAGCAAATGGTATCATACGTCTAACTAAAGACTCAATAACACCTTTGTACATTCTTGGTGCTGTAGCAACGTAGTTAGGAAGTGCGTGCTGTGTAGCAGATTTTGGTCTTACCATATTCTCAGCCATCTCCCACTTGAGTATTATATTAGTACCCATAACCATAACACCGTTATACCACACATCAATAGTTTTCTCTACTTTTTCAAATGACCCTTCATCCATCATTTCTTTTGGTGGATTAAATTGGTCATCTTTTTCTACCATTGATATAGCTCCACTATCCTTAATCTTTTTCTTATATACAACTTTTTTAGTTGTCTTATAATTAAAATACATTAAAGTAGTAGTATCTCTGTAGAATATATCGTTGTCGTAATACTGAGCTACATTATAGTAATCATACCAAGACTGCCCATACTTAGATATTTCTTCTAAGTCTGCATTTGTCAAAGTTTGGTCTATCTTCTTTAACTCAATAATTGGAACTGTTTTAATCTCACCCCAATAAAAACAATCTTTAAAGTTAGGGTCTTCGGTGTAGCTATACACAATATTGGCAGGGTCTACATATTCAACCTTTACACCTGCACCCGGCAAAAACTCTGTCTTAGCTACACCCATACCTAATACAGTTAAGTCATAATCAATTCTTTTACGAATATCTTGGTAGTGGTTTTCGTCGAACATTGTATCAATAGCAGTCTCTTCTGCTATCTCAATTGCAGGCTTATACTTAAGCTGCATATACAATGCTAGTTCTTCATCCGTTTCAGGTAGTTCTTCTGAATCTACAGTAAACGGATTTACTCCTGTGTTTTCTTGTATTTTTTGAAGGAATGGTTTTGCAATCATTTGCCCTTCAATCATTTCTTGAAACTTGCTTCTTTTAGATTGAGATAAAGCATCTTGAGAATATGCCTTAACTTTAAATAATCTATCAGACATTCCGTTGACAACGATGTCAACAAACTTTGGTAATATAGGAACAGGTGTCCAATCTAGGTTTAAGTATGATAAGTCACCATCTACGGCTAACTCATTTTTATATTTCCCTACAGATTGCTCTCCTCGAGCATATAGTCTTAGTCTGTGAAAATCTCCCCATTGGCTGTAAAATCTACATTGTCTCCCATCTTTCTTGAACCATTCATATTGAATTGCTTGTCCAATCTGCAAACCAAATTCATCAGTAGCCTTTTCAGCATCTGATACAAATTGACTAGGGAATCCTGTAGATGATATGTTTATTTTAACATCGTTCATCTAATAATTTCGCTAATATTTCCTTTATTGCTATACTTTGCAAAGTTAATCTTTATTTTTGATTGTTTTTTCTCCGACACATACAAATGCTTTTGTGTAGCCATAATTGCTAACCCTGAACTTATCGAAGCATCAAACTTTGTTCTATTAGTTATATCAAACTTAGCCCAATCTTCAAGCGTTCTAGTAAATGGCATAGAGCCTATGTCTTCCGAGTCTCTATATGTACCCTCTACATCAAACCCTACATACTTCTCTATATATGACTCAATAGCTGCTGCGTGTGCCTGCTTAACATCCTCACTACTATTAGGTATGCCACCTAATTCTTTTTCTGTTTTTGATAACTTATTGTATGACTTGTCAGGTCTGTTTGTACAGAATCCTCTGTATCCCCTGTTCTTAAAATGATACAGCAACCTTGGCTTGTTATTCTCTATAAGTATTGGCATACCATAAAATACGCAAGCCATCAACACCTCTTCAAAGAATATCTCTGCTGTTTGTGGTCTAGCTACATACTCCAAGAAAAACTCATTACTTGGTGCTTCATCCATATTAAATGTAGTTACACCGTGTAATGCACCATTAGAGCCACCCCCACCTACTGTACCTGATATATCGTATGAGTCACAACCAAATGCACCTATGTGGTCATTCCCGGGATACTTAATCCCATTTCTATCAACCACCCTATTTTGTAAGTTTTTATTT